TGGTGGTTCACGGACTCATACCGCTTCTGGGGATTCGCCCCCCCAGAAGTTTGCTGTTATGCCAGTAATATACTTACATTCGCAAATTAAATGTTTGTAGCGATCGTTCCCCTACGTTACAACAGTGACCAACTGTAGTGGGGGGGCCTAGCCTACGTGGACCGAAGTCACGATCTTTTGGTTCAGGTATGATTACGCTATCTCCTGAATGCGCTAACCACGCTGATGCGTGGAATGTCTACAAAATTGCAGCAACTGAAGCAGCTACACTGTACATATTCCTGGCCGCACGACCGATGCGACTTAATGTCGGGGGACTAGTTGCCCACTCGGTAATGTTGCCAATTGCTTGCAGTACATCATTCAGCTTGTTCTTACTGGGTGGTGCACGCATCACTTGAACCTGAGACGAACCCGCAAGGTCACCAGGCACGACCTCCCAAACGGACGTCAACTCAAGGTAAACTGTCCCCTTTGGGACGCCATAATAGGCATACGATACAGAATTCCCCTCAGGTGCTACACCTTGCATCGCAATGTAGCTGGAATTGTTGTCCATCCACAGAGTATCACTCTCTGCGGGCAGCCAACGCACCTCATGTGGCACATCACCCAAACGATACACAGTCGGATGGCTTTCTGAGACCTGACCAATATCAGCCGAGACGGCAAGTGCAGAACCAGCTTTGACACCGTAGGCAAACTTATTGTCTACCGAAATACATGATGAAACCATGCCAGCCCTTTCCAACTCGGACCCTGTGTAGCGAAGCTTCACGCAAGCCGCTACACACCTAGCCCTGTTGTACCCAGGGGGGACAACGGAATCTCCATACAAAGTGGTTGCCTCCTGGCCCGCCGTATTGCTCGAAAAGAACTGAATTGGCAAACCAGTCCACCCGACCAACGCAGGTTGAAACACAAAGACACCTTCAACCGCGTCGGGACCAGGACGAATTATATTCCTGACCCGCACAAACTGGGTCCCTGCAATTCCTGGATACACCCCGGGGCACAACGGGGCCCCGCAAGGATCATTGAGGAGTGCTAAGTACTCTTGGGCGGATTTATCAAGCCCAGTACCTGGAACCATCCTCCGAGGAATCGCTACCTTAACCTTACGCTTTGGTTTTGGCATGACCATCTTCTTCTTATTACCACGAGACATATTACACGGGAAGCTAACTAATATAAAAGTCTAACTACTTTATTAGCTGGATAAGCAAGAGTGGTGAATCTCTTACCCCAGCGGAAAACACGAGCGTATCGCTCCGCCACGTGTCCTCAATCGCTTGCTGCAAATCAGGAAGGATACCGAACGCGCGCCAGAAACTGGCCCGCGACTCGGGCGTTGGTTTAGAATAGGAGCGATCCATACCCTCAGCCATACGCTGGAACCCCCCGTCCATCCAGGGATGGTCGGCAACCTTACCAGGTTGCGCTGACCGTAGCAGCAGGGCATACAGCTCCTGCGCCACTGGGATGCCGCCGGTAATGGCCAAACCGCAGTTACCCACGGCATCGGCCCATTTCGGCCCACCCCCTTTCCCTAAATCTAGGACAGAGACCAAGTCCTTGTCGATGCTCTTCCAAGGATTACGTACCATTACCCAGCGGTAGCCATCCCATACTGGGGATGTCTGACAGAAGTCAACCTTCTCGAACTCGAACACAGGGCTCTCGATTTCCATGACGAATCCCAAGCGCAGAAAGTAGTCTTCAAGCCCTACAAGCTTGCCTAGGTGGCTACGTTCAAAAACAAGAACGCAGTCATCACCATTATTGGCCAGCCGAGCTGTTAACCCTACTTTCTCGCAGAAGCCTTTCATCATGGCACTCATAAGGCAACAGTTGCCGAGCCCTGTGTTCATGTCCCCTGACATTCTACGACCATCCACCTCGTATTTGATACTGCCATCGGGGGCCCTGGCATATCCCCGGTTGCGCAATTGCATCTGCAGCAGGCGCTTGAGCTTTGCGCGATGCCTACCCTCTGGGGTCAGAGCTACATACAGTGAGTGCTCAAAACCGAGAGCTGGTACTGAGACATGTTGATCAAATCGGGTGGCATCAAGCCCGACCGCGACCGGATCTACAAACTGCTCCCACATCTCCCGCATGCACTTTGCCACTCCATGCGCATTCCTACCCTTCATAACGGTTGCACCGCCCCAAAGTTCCGCAATCCCCTCGCACAGGTTCTTCTCCATCTTCTTAAGATACCTGCCGAGTTCCACATTGTACCTGGGAGCCCTTGGTTGTATGGCTCTTGGTGCGGGATCGGGTTTAGCTGGATTGTCTGGCAACTTCTCCAGCTTCACAAACGTGCTCATGTAGCTATCACTCTTGTTAAGAGGCCTCACAGCAAGGCTGTCGGCAGCGCGTTGATAAATCGCTCGCCTACGGCCCGAATAACAGTCAACAAACTGCTGACGTGTTAATGGGCGACAGGTTCGCGTTCCGGCAATCAACCTCCGGCGCACTCCGCCAAGCTCTACATCGAACACATTTGCCGCGGGCTGCGGAGGTAGGCGTGCAACCCCACCGGAAACCCGGTAGAGTACCCTCTCATACAGCGCGCGCCGCACATTAACCAGGTTATGGTTGTGCACGCCTATTTTTTTGCCTAGTCCCACCCCCGTGATGGTCCATAATCGGCGCGTTTTCGGGGCTCCCAGGGCTGGTGTCACCTCCCACCGTCGGACAGGCCCAGCTTTCACGTCCACTCTGACGCTTCCACTGAACCCATGGGTCGTAACCCCTGACACTGCCTCAAGGCACCCCTACTCGCGTG